CGTTCTGGAGAGCGCGAAACAACCCTCGCCCTCCAGAAACCCAGCCGCCCAAGCGATATCGCAATCCGTCAGCACTGATCAGGCCTCATTACACAACACATCAACGATCAGCTTGTCGTCCGTGCGCGCGGCGCCGAAGGTCGCCATGGCATAGACTTCCCACGGCTCGCCACGCTTGCTCGTGAGCTTGTTGACCGAGGTCGTGAGGGTCTCGGCATAACGAAGCTCGATCGCGTCTTCGGTGAAGACCGGGACGCGGCGGTACGGGGTCGACGTGTTGTCGAGGTCCTCGTAGTGCGAGAAGTCGATGCCCAGGAACGACTTGAGCTGACCGTCCTCGAGCACCGGCTTGTCGCCGTAGTCGAGGTTGATGTACTGCGCCTCGTTCAACAGGTTCTTGTCCTGCATCGACGTGATCACGCACTTCAGCTTCTTCGAGCGTAGGTCGACCTTGTTGCGCAGGAAGATGCGGCGGGCTTCCTTCAGCTTGGCGACCGTGAGGCCGACGTTGCCGGCGGCGTCATGGTTGACGGCGACGCGCTGATTGGTCGTGTCGAAGGCGGCCGTCGATCCGGCGTTCTGACCCGAGGTCGTCGCGCGCCACATGGCGGCGTTGATCTCTTCGTCGATCGCCCGGCCGATTGCCCACATGGACGCCTGAACCCACTTTGACGCGGGGTCGGAAAGCATCTTGAGGGCTTCGAAGTGGTCGATCGTCTGCGAATAGTCGTAGGAGACCGGCTGCACCCAGAGCCGCGACGTGGTCGGGTTCTGGTAGACCTTGTCCTGCAGCGTGCCGGAAATGGCTTGCGCCGTGCCGGCTTCGATGCGATCGACGATCACGGCCTTGTCGAAGCCTGCCACACTGGGGCCGACCGTGACGAGGGATTGAAGCATCGAACCCTGCTGCTGCAAGGCGAGCTTCAGAGACGTCGCGTAGTTCAACGCGTAGAAGGTAGGGGTTGCCAATGCGGTCATGAGACCACGCTCCGATGTCTGAGGTGCGCGTCTCGGTCGCGCACGTCACCGTCGAAGAGCTGCTTGTCCGCTGTGCCTTGGGTCCTGAACGGCTTGTCCAGACGCGAGGCGGGTCAGTGCTTCAGGAACCGTCTTAAGTGGGGCCTGACTCGCGCGGGATGGCGTCAGGCAGAACGACCGTGTGCCGACCCCTTCGCTTGAAGTCGCCGCATAGATCGTCGCGGTCAACGTAGGGCCATTCCGCGGCAACACTATTTTCAGAGAGCGTGGGCGACCGCCGCTTGCAGTGTGCAGCTTCCGGCCGCCTGGGGCCTTTCCCAAGGTCGACGCGCGCCTTGCCTTCAGCGTCCCTAGACACATCCCAGAACACGCAGATGCCGCAGCGGTCCGGCCCAGCGCACGGCTCTTTTAGAAACACGTCGTCGGGGTCGCCGCACTTGGCGCAGTAGTACGTCGCCGCGCCCCAGTTCGTCATATCGTGCGACGGGTGAGCGTCTTCGGGTTTCCAGGACATGCGACCCCTATCCGTGCGCGAGGTTTTCGAGTTGCATCTTCCGCGCGACGTGCTTCTGATGGTTCGGGTCGCGCTTGTTGGTGAGAGCCTTGGCGATAGCCCCGTCCTGCATCATGGCCTGCAGTTCGGCGCGAGCGCCTTCCTTGGACATGCCGACGTTCTGGCCGTTGCTGAAGACAAACCCAGCCTCAACCGAGTGCTCGCCCATGATGAGCCCGAGCATGTGCACGGCGCGGGCGCCAATCACCTTCTCCATCCCCTTAACCTGATCGGCCGTGAGGCCGCCGAGCTTCTCGGAAAGCTTGCGCATCCCCCGGCCGGCCAGGTCCAGGTTGCCCTCGAACTTGTCGCCCCATTCGAGCTTGAGCGCTTCGAAGCCTTCATCGCTCGCTTTGAGGAAGGCTGCGTCTTGCGCCGCCTGTGCAGCTGCGGCCTGCGCCGACACCGAGGCGATCAGACCGGCGGCCTGCTTGTCGCTGACACCGAGCTTGTGAAATTCCGGCGCCCACTGCTTCACGACTTCAGGCGGCAGCGTCTTGCCCAACTCGCCGAAGGTGTACTTCTCCGGCGTCTCAGGAACGCCGAGCGCGGCGTGCAGCTTCTTCAACCCTTCAGCGTCGCCTTCCTTCGGCATCTCGAATGGGCGCGGCTGCGACAGCGCGCGCTGCGCTTCGACATAGCCCTTAGCCAGGCTCGGAAGATCCTTCACGGTCTTGCCCGTGATAAACTGCGCGGTCTCACCGTCGACACCGGGTAGCCATTCGATACCGGCGCTGGCGACCTGATTCGAACCCGAGGCCGCGGCCGACATGGCAGCGCTCGCTGCTGCAGCTGCCGCGCCACCATCACCACCACCGTTTGCGGCTACGGCCGCGCCTGCGTCAGTCGTCATTGAACACCTCGTTTCGTAGGTTCATCACTCGGCTGACCTGCTTCTCGATCGCCGCTTCGGACAGATCGAGATAGGCCAGGAAGCCGATAACAAATTCGCGCCTTACGGCGAGCACCATGGTCTGATCGTGATTGCCGGCCACGTACTGCACCCGACTGAAGAAGCCGGACTTCTTGAACATGTCCCGCAGGATCAAGGCGCCGTCAGCGTGCAGCTTGCCGTCCTCGCCCAACATGACGCGCTTCCATGCGCGCGAGAGGCGAATGGCAGCGTTCTCTCGCGGCTCGTCGCGCACAACCTCGGGCTCAGGCTCAGGAGCCTTCACCGGCACGTCCTCAACGCCGCGCGCACGCGGTCGCGACGACCGGCCCGGCGTTTCGTCGCGTGACCGCGAGCGATAGAGTTCGTCTGTGAAGCTCATGCGCCGTCAGAGTTCGTGCGCACTGACTCGCGCGCCACCTAGTCGTTCGCCGCTGTGTCACGTGCAACAGCGCTCACGTACCTCTTGCGATAGCGCCAGCTTGAGCAACGTCCTTGATCGCACCGGCAATCTGAGGGGCGGCCCCTATCATCTGCTGAGCTTGTTGCTGCTTAGCTCGCTGCTGCGCGTTCGCCGCGACCACGTCTTTGTCGTGGATGTACTTTGCAGGGACACCAAGCGACTTGCCCGTGCCGCGGAAGATGGACTCGAAATCCGGTAGTTCCAGAAGCTCAGGCTTGTGCTGCAGAAACGGCACCATCTGACCGAGCCAGGTATTCGTCGCGTTGACCTCTGCAAGCTCGAGCAGCCGCATCAGCGGAGAGTTGAAGCGCACCGTGTAGAGACCGCCGGCGCGCGCCAAGGCGCGCGGCATCGGCGGCAGCTTGCCTTGACGGTTCAGAATGTCGAGGTCGCGCTCTACCACCTGAGACAGGAAGCGCACGACCGCGCGACCGACGACAGGCACGGTCAGCTGCGCCTTCTCGTTCATGATGCCAAGCCACTCTGTGGCCGTCATCCGTTCGCGGTCTTGGAAGATCTGGAACACCGACGTTAACGCGGCATCCTTGATTTCTTGCTGGCGCTGCTTGAGGCGCTTTTCGCCCTTCTCAAGATCAGAGCCAGTGTAGAGCCCGGCGACGAGCGCCTTGCCGTCGCTCGTCATCCCGCCCCAATGGATATCACCCGCGCCTAGACTTGGCGTGTTGCCAGACGCGTCGTCGCCGTAGCCGAGGCTTCCGTCATCGTAGGCGAGCAACGGAGGATCGGCCGCCTTCTCGGTCTGGCGGTCCATCGACCGCACCATCTTGTTGACCTGGCGGATGGTCGGAAGAACGCGCGCCGCCCACCCGCGGCCATACCATTCGTCAGGCGACTTGGCGTAGCGATAGACCGGGGCCGGCCAGGAGGTGAACCCACCCTCGCGCAGGACCGTCTTGTCTTCGAATGCGATCTCAACCGACACCCATTTCATCCCGCGCGCATCAAGATACCCAGCCTGGCGGGACGGGTTCTTCATGATGACGTGGAGGAACTCGAACTTGGTGTTCGGCTTCTCGATCAGCGCGTCTTTGATCCGTTGAGGCAGCTTGTCGCCGTACTCGCCATAGGCGGCCTTAGCCGTCAGCTTGAAGCGGCGATCGAGACGGCACACGTCCATCTGCGCGTCGACATCGATGTAACATTCCGAGGTCGGCAAGCAGCGATAGCTTAACCCACCACCCGGCTTGTCGATGCTCAGGAGGGGCGCCGTACCCAACACGCCGCCGTGATGCCAGACGTCGAAGATCTGCTCTTGGAAATTCGATATGGCCCGCTCTGCCCGGTACACGTCCAGCACGTCGTCGAAATACTGCAGCACGTCGTCGCGCTCGTTAAGGCGCGGATCCATGGCGGCGAGGCCGTCCCACTTCTGACCCGTCGGTGTCGCAAGGCTGTCGATCGCCGAGGCGTGCCGCTCCGCTTCGGTCGGCGCGGTTGAATCGTATTGGCGACGCTGACGTTGTGTGCCTTGCACCACATCCTTCGATGTGAAGTTGGCGTGCTCAGGCAGAACGTACTCCGCCACCTCTTGATTGAGCGTGTCGAAGTTCGCTCGTTCAGCAACAAGCCCCTGGTGATCTTTGATGAGGTCGTCGATGGGGCCGCCCATCGGTTACGGACCGATGTCGGGACGGGTGAGGGTGGCGCGATAGTGACGCAAGATGCAGGTGTCGCCCGCCGTCTCCTTTTGGCCTGCAATCACAAACTCTGAAGCCGCCGTCGTGTCGATGGCGGCAGTCACACCAGCGATCGCGTTAGCGACACCGTAGCCCCCGGTCGTGCCGCCAATTGCAATCTGCGCATTGGTCGCCCCGGCATTCTGAATAATGCGGCTCTCGCGCAGATGCAGCGAGGTCGTTAGGACAATGCCGCTCAGAACCGTTCCGCCGACGCCCGCCCCCGACGCTCCAAAGTAGGTCCGCAGCGTCTTATCGTCAGCTGTACTGTTAACATCGAACGCGAAATCCACGTCCAATCGCCCGTGCGCACCGAGCACGTTAGCGGCAAGCGCAATAGTCGCCACGGCCGTATTCGCCGTGGTCGAGCCAATTGTAACGGCGGCGCCGCTCTGCCAGAAGCGTGGTCGAAACCGCCACACCGCCGCCCCTGCCGTCGAGACGATCAGGTCAAAGACGTTGCCCGTTGCGGTGTTGAGCCAAGACGTTTGACCCGCAACGTACCCATCCCCAGCATCGTCGTTAACCGTGGGATCAACAGCAGCCGTGACGCCGCGCATGAAGCCTGCGGTTAGCAGACCGGCCCGGGTGCTGAGGTCAAGAACCGCGCTCATCCGTGAATCGGCCCCGTCAGGGTCGAATACATCGCCGAGGTCGTGCCGCTCTCGACGAGCTTAACGAGTGTGCCTTGTTCGAACCAAAGCATCATCGAACCGGCCGCGCTCATCGTTGCGCCAGCCACATCGACGAACGACCCGTTAGCGTTCGATGCCTGAAGCTTGTAGCTGCCGCCGTTGAAGGTACCTTCGATCGACCACATGTAGCGGCCCTCGACCGGGACCATGTGCAAGCCCGAACTATCGGCCGATCCGTTTTCCAGAAGCTGAAGTTTCATCGCTGGCATGGGCTAAGCTCCGACTGGGGCAGCGACGCCCGCTGCATGTTTGCGCTTCTGCGCGGCGCTTCTAAGTTCAGTCCGCGTTGCGGTCGCCGGCAAACCGAGACGCTCACACGTCTTCAGGCGTCGCTTAGCGTCGTGCTTGCGGCCATATTCGAGACGACAAATCCGACAGCACCGCTCACCGTCGATCGATCGCAGGTACGTGTTCTCGGGAGTAAGTTCGTGGCCGTCCTTACACTTATTGAGCAACTTCTTGCGCAGATACGGCGAGGGCGGAACGGTTTTCCAAATGGCAAGAGCCCGCTCGATTTGCTCGCGGCGGCGCGGCGACATCAAAGTCCACAACGTCATCATCCACGCCGGTGCCTGCGGCCCCGTAACGTTGAGCAGCCATGCGGCCTGCGTATTGGAATTTTGCCGCGCCGGCTTCAACTTTATGTGCCCACCGATGACCTTCTGAAGCCGCTCCAAAGGCTGCTTTTGCACTTGCACGCACGTGATAATTGGATGGCCGCCATGGTTGCGCTTGTTCGTGCGACCGCTCACCCACAACCGCCCGCGCGGCGTGCACATGAACGACCCCTCTCCTTCGAGGAAGCCTGCCGCCCAATACAGCTCTTGCATGTCCAGCATCTCACGCACCCAGCAGTGCAGCTGAGCCGAGGTTTGCTTGCGACTGATCTCCGGCCGCGCCGCCAGCAGTTAACAGAGCCGCGCTACGCCCGCGCTTGCGGTACAGCGACGACAACCGGTCAGCCTCTTCCTGTGCCGCGTCACGGGTTGGGGTTTGAGGCTTTCCGATCTTTGGTTTTTCGGCGAGCAGTTGGGCGCCAGTGCCGGCCGCCGATATGCCCGCGCTCGCAAGCGATGCGATCTCAAGCGTGGTCAGACCAGCCGCGGGCGCCGCGCCACCAGCTAGCACGGCAGAGCCGAGCGAGCCTGCGGCCCCAACGCCTGCAGTGCCAGCACCCGTTGCGGCTGCCGTCGTCGCAGCCGTGCCGGCGGCGGCGGTGCCGCTCGTACCAAGCGCCGACCCAATTGCTGCAAAGAGAGAAGCACCACCGTCAGGCATGGAGAGACGATTAAGTGTCGCGTGACTCGCGCGGTATTTAGTCGTCGAGACCGCGGGCGCGTCCCATGCGGCGCGTTCTTTGAATTGTGCCGTCTGGCGCCAGCGGCCCCGAGCCGCGCAGGCCGAGCGCAAGATAGCGGAACGCATCGGCCGGGTGTGACGCCCAGTCGTGCACCGGTGTCGACTTGATGGTGCGGTTCTTTTCGTCGAAGTCGCAGCGATAGGCGCGCAGCGCTTCAAGGCCGGTCTCGCACCGATCGATGTCGAAGTAGCACGCCGGCAGCAGCGTGCGCACCGCGTTGATGCCGTCGTCGACGCTCTGTTGCGGGATGACGCGCAGGCGCCCGATCTCCAAGCGCTTCAGCGTCTCGGTTCTCGTCTTGCCGGTGCCGAGTTCGCGCGCCTCAGCATCATGCGGCAGAATGTGCTCCTGATACGCATAGGGCTTCGCCTTCAAGATCTTCGCGTAATGGTCGAGGCCCTCGCCGGCCGACTGATAGAAATCGACGATCCGAACCTCTGACCCGATGACCTGAGCGAACCAGATCGCCGTCGCGTCACCGATACCCAAGTCCCAGCCCGTGATGACCGGATAGCGTGAATCATACGGGGTGCGCCGCATCTGCCCGGCGCCCTCCATGCGGGCGAGAATCTTGCCGTAGTAGGCGCCACGGATCGCCGCGGCGAAGCTGCAGCCATACTCCTGCTCAAAGACGCGCTCGCCCTCGTCCTCGCCCCACATGGCAACAAGCTCGCGACGCTCACCGTCGAGCACGTCCTGACTGATGACGCCCGTGTCCTGGACCGTCAGCACTTCGGCGTACCACGCGTCGTCACTGCGCGCGTATTCGAGCATGCGCAGCGCATGGTTTCGACCGCGCGGCGTGAAGATAAAGAAGGCCCAGCCGCCGTTATCGGCGAGGATCGGGCGCAGGTAGTCCCAGGCGCGCGGGTCGGCGAGAGCCCACTCTGAGAAAACCACGCCAACGGGCGGCGAGCCGACCAGACTGTCGAACCGGTCAGACCCGACGAGCTGCCACGTCGACCCGTTCTTGAACCGGATGAACATGTCTTGGTCGCTCGTCTTAACGCGAAGCGCAGGCGGGAACGCCTCGTCGATGATCCGTCGCCCGGTGTTCGGGTTCACCGCGTTCCACACAGCCTTACGGGCCTGGCCGTACTCAGGGAGCATGTGCCAATAGGTGCCGATGCGCTGATGCGCCGCCACAGCGGTCCAGTTCAGACAGACAGCATCCTTGCCGGCGCGTCGATGCCAAACCGCCACGGCCCGCTTCCCACCCTCGACGAGGTAGGTCCACAGCTTGTCCTGATACGGCCGGCACGCCCAGTTGGCGGGCAGGCTGATGTCATTTCGTGGCTTTAGCACTCGACCTCGGATCGATGATGTTCACGGTGATCGGTGCGTTGCGATCGTTCTCACCGTCGCGGAACAGACCAAGGTGCTTGCCCAGGTTGACGAGCGCACTCTCTTTCGCATGGAACCGAATCTTGATCTCGCCATCCTTGCCCTGCGTCACCGAATGGATCGCGGCGGCGGTCGCGACATCAAGCTTGTCGCTGTCCGTGAGCGACACGACGCCATCCTTCCACGAGACAGCCTTGCGGATGTCGGCGAAGGCGAGGTGCCCTAGCTGCTGAATGACTTTGTCGCCGCTCACGCCGAGCTTCGCGGCGCGCTCCCTCATCGCCGCATCGATCGCAGCTTTGATGTTAAGCTTCGATAAGTTTTGCGAGCCGATGATGCGAGCGTTCTTCGCAGGGTACCCCGCTGCGATTGCTGCCGTTGTCGCATTCAAATCAACGAGATACGCGTCAACAAAAACGCGCTGCTTCGCTGTAAGTGGTGTTAAGCTCATCGCTTACATCTCTGCGCGCTATGACTCGCGCGTTACGACCGACGATCGCGCAGGCGAGTCGCCTCCACAGCACCAAGCTCCTGCCGTAAGGCAGCGTATGCCTCGCGACGTTTGGCAGCGCGAACCGGATTCCACGCGTCGCGAAACGCCCGCTGACACACCTTGCAGCGAAGCCTAAAACCATCAGGCCCATCCTTCGCCCTGGCCATGAACCCATCGCTGCCGGAAAGATCATGGCCTTTCCGGCAACGCTTCATCACCTTGACGGTCGCGTGAAGCGGCACACTTTTCCACGCAGAAATCGCCTTCTCAATCTGGGCGCGCCTCTTTGCCGACATGAGAGACCAAAGCGTCATCATCCACGCAGCCGCATCCTTTCCGCTCATCTCCCACCGCCATATCCATCTGCATGACCGACGGCCCTTTCGTTTCTCGTGTTCGAACCGCAGAGTTAGATTGCCGCCCATCAAGGCTTGCAATCGCAATAGCGGTTCGCGCTCGACCTGCGGCGCGCTGATCTGGCAGCTGTTCCGCTTAGCATTTGGCGTGAACGACCCCTCCCCCTCAAGAAACCCAGCAGCCCAATACAATTCGTGCATGTCCAGCATGCTACGCCGCCGCCAGCTCGCCGCGGAACTGGCGCTGCCATGACGAACCATCAAGGCGAGGCGTCCGACGCCCAAGAACCTGACCCGTTTCCACGATCGTGATCGTGCGCCAGTTACGGCCGCGCACTACCGTCACCAAGCCGCGGCGCTCTAACTCGGCGATAATGACGGCACCGTGCTCGCACTTGGGCCACTTGATCCCGAGCGTTCTGTCTGCGCTTTGGTATCGCTGCGTTCCGAGCTTGAGGGCGATGAGCGCGATCTGCTTGTTTGTAGGGGCCGCCCGGCCGCGCTCTGCGCATCGGCGCAGCAGCTTCATAGTCGCGTCGAGACGCTCCTGTGTGACCGCTACACCGCTTCGGCAGGCCCTCGCTGAAATCACAATCGACCCGACAGCGTCAACCGTCGACCATGTCACCGTAACGCTTGATCGTTGAACCGTGAGGCGATAGCCGAGAGACGCGCCGCGCCGTGACGCCTCCCGGCGCAGCATCTCCTCAGCGACGAGGAGGTATTGACCGAACTCGTCCCAGCCCTTTGGGACGGACAGGTAAGGCATGGCGTGTTCGATCCTCATTTGCGCAACCTCGTCAGGTCATACTCAAGATCGCTCACCCGCCGGCCGAGGTGGAGAACCCTCCACGTCAGCGCACAGGTGAAGATCAGCCAGGAAAGGATGGCCAGCTCGATCATTCAGCAGCCGACGCCATCGAAACGACGTTGTCGGTGCGGGTGGGTGTGACGGTCGACCCGCCGCCGAGCGCGGAAAGGTAGAGGTCAATCAACGTGTCCCGCTCATCGCGCTCGCCGCTCTCCATCTTCCGAAGGCGCACCACTTCGCGCATGATCTTCGTGTCAAAGCCGTGGCCTTTGGCTTCGGCATAGATTTCGCGGATGTCGCCCGCGAGCGCGGACTTCTCTTCTTCCACCCGCTCGATGCGCTCAACGAGCGACTTGAGCTGGTCCTTTGCGAAATTGGTCATTGGCTGTCCTGTTGGTTGGGGGTGGGTGCCGGGCGATAGATGCCCTGGCGCTTGGTTAGTTCGATGAGGGCGGGTGAGAGCCCGCCGTCGCTGGCGGGGCGCGGCTCACGCTCAGGCGCGACGTAGTTGCCGTTGAAAGCGGCCGGATACTGTTTGCGCATCTGAAGGCAGAAAGCGGCGCGATACGCGATCTCTTCGGCCTGGGTGCGACCGTCGCGAGCGAAGTCGCGCGGGGCCATGTCGTCAGCCGCGGCCGAGTACACGCGCTCAGGCACGGGCGCCGACGCCCGGAGCGCATCGAACACCTCGGCGATGGTCGGCCAGAATTTGCATGTGCGAATGCACACACCGATCGCTTCGTGCAACTGCGCCGGTCGATGGTAGGCAAAAGCCTCGCACCACTCGCGCAGCAACAGGCCGAGCTGCGCCTCGTCCGACACCCGCGCATCGCCGTAGACCGCGGTGAGCCGGACGAACAATTTCGCGATGTCAGCTTGCGACGATAACGGTGCCAGAACCGAGTCCGTCGTCGTCGCCGGCAAGCGCCCCGGCCGCGATGCTGGCAAGGTTTCGGAGTGTATCTCCGACAGACGTTCGATTGCGTGTGACATTGGAAACTCCACCTCGTTCGCTCAGGGCAAATTTGAAAAATTGAGCCTGCCACTCGGTTTCGGTCCGGGGCTGGTTTCGTTGGGCACCGAAGTGCAATTCGAACTTTTTGGCGACGAGACCGAGGTCGACGGGCGGCATGCTCGCCATGCGCCGCTGCGCCTCGGCGGTGCGCAGCCACCGGTCGGGAACGACCCGGTCTTCCGGCCAATAATCCCTGGAAAGCAGGGATTTTCCTGAGTGAGGCGCGCGGTCTCGCGCGCTCTCAACAAACCCAACTTCTGGGTTTGTTGTAGTTTTTCTTAAGGGGGTTCTAGGGGGAAATTCTTTTTGCGGCGTTTCGGAAACGCCGTTTGAAACGTCATTGGAACGCGATTGTAACGCCGTATGTAACGTTACAATGGGCGTTTCAAACGCGCTCCCATTCTCATTATCGAGCGGTGCGACCGGTTTCGCTCTCAGCTTCGCGACGCGAGACGACGACGTCTTGTGTTCGCGCACCCAGCCAGCCGCCAGGATGTACTTGCCGCCGGCCGTTCGCGACAGGTAGCCCGCCTTGAAAAGCTCCACCATCATCGCTGCAGCCTTCGGCATCGGCTTACCTATCGCCAAGCCCAGGTGCTTGGCAGGCCCCAGGTTGCCGTCAGGGTAGCGCAGCGCCCAAAGAAAGTAGGCTGCCTTGAGGTCATCCTTCAGGCACACGAAGCCTGGCTCGCTCGAAAGCTCGCTGTTGACCTCTACCCAAATTGGTCCCGGCGTTCTTGCCATAGGTTAGACGGTCCTCACGAGGTCATAGGTGCCGTCGACCATGCGGTAGACGCGCCCGTCCCGGCCACGCTTGCGCAGCCAGTTGCGGCCGTCATTGGCGCGGCCGCCAGACATGCCGCACCTGCGATCGCCTACCTCAAGCTCAGACCAGACTGAGGTCCACTCGCCCCATACGGGCCTTCGCTCGCGCTCACGGGTCGTCGGCTCTCGTGTGAAGCGGGCCTGAGGATCGCCCATTAAATAGGCCGTGATATCTGCCTTCATGTCTCGTGCCTTGGTTGTCGCTGTCTGCCAAGACCCCACGCATATTTTTTGTTTTTTGCTTCACTGAATGAGTCGCCCGCCGCCGGTCACTGCGCATGGGGGACACGCAGGAGGAAAGACACAGCGGCGGGCCTATGCGTCCGGCACTGACTGGGGCTTGTGGGGCCTGGACGCAGTTGGGGTTCATGACGCCTCCACGGGGAAGGCGCCGAGGTATTCTTTGATCGCGTAGCCGCAATCGGTGACGTTCGCGCAGATTGACTTAAGCGCAAATTCCTCGGCGATCTCTTTTGAGGGGTGGACCATCAGGCCCCAATATTCGTCACCGCGCTTGTGACGCCGACCGCCCGCGTAGGTCTCTCGGATGTTGGTGACCGCGCGCCACCGGTTGCGCCAGCGCTTCGACGGCGCGGTCAGCTTCTCGACCTTCGGCCGCTCGATCGTGCGCGTCGTCATCAGCGCGCCTCTACGTTGTAAAAAGCTTTGAGAAGACGGCTCGTCATCAGGTCAACGTCAGCGCGCCACGTCCACTCGATTTCAGCAACGCGTTGACCGTTTTCGAAATAGACCCTGGTCGCCTTAACCTCGCCGATGTCGTGGCCGTTCAGCTTGAACTCGAACACCACGTCGTGCTCGATCCCTGAGACGATCACCTGACGATCCTTCAGGTCAGCAACGTCAGCGCAGGCCTGCGTGCGGCGCTGCTGCTTCCAAGCTTTGTTCTTCGCCGCCCCCCGGAGGTTCATTAGCCTTGAGCCTCCGCTCGCTGTGCCGCCTTGGTGGCGCGGTCGAGACCCCAGCGGCAGGACTGACTGCACGTCATCGGTCGACCAGCCGAGCGCTTCTTCGCCTGCGCGAACTTGCCGGGCTGACACTTGAACGTCTGACGACAGGCCGGGCAGACCAGATCGATCAGCCGGTGGCCGCTGATGTTTGTGTTGAACTCGTACCGGCCGGCGGTCATGTCAGAACCACGCCAGGTAGACGCCCGCGCTCGAGACGCAGACGGCAGCGACGAGGAGAGCCTTGAGCGTGCTGCTAAGCGCGAACGGCTCAGGGTCGGCGGCGCTGTCGAACCCAGTCATCCGGCGCAAGCCGAAGACGAACCGCTGACCCCACGTCGACTTGATCGGCGGCGATACCAGCGCTCGAGCATCGGCATCGAACTGGCGGGCGTGGATCCGCTCGCGCCGCTCGATGAGATGATCGGCCCCGACGCCAGTCAGGAGGGTCGGCGTCGGGGCCTCTTCGATAGGCGCAGCTACCATCGCGACAGGGGAATTTGTGGAGCTCGCCTTCGAAGCTTCGTCGCGGATCGGATCGAACCGCGGTTTTGGTGCGCGCGCCACCTTCGGCGCAGCAGGTTTCGCCTTGCGCTTGCGGCGCTTCTTCGGCGCGACTGGAATCGTCTCCATCACCGGGACGGGGCCAAGGCCTTCAGCACTACCGTTCGCCAGTGGGGCGGGGTTGAGTTCGTCAATCATTTGGCACCTCTTGAAACGTCGCTGTTAATCTTAATTAACCAGTTCGTTAAATTAGAGACGAAGCGTTGCACTTGACGTGCAGCGCGTAGTTATTCGGCGGCAGTTGCGAAGGTGTGCGCGCGGCGGCGCTGCTTGATGGCCTTGGCCCGCTTCTTTGCGTCCTTGCTGGACCCGTAGGGCGTGCGCGGCTTAGGGCCGACGAGTGCGGGGTCGATGACCAGCCCGTTCGTATGCGCGATGCGGGCCGCATCGAGGCGCACCCAGAGCGGAAGATCGTTTGCGACCTTCCAATTCGAGAGCGCTTTCTTCCCGACTTTGAGCGCTTCCGCGGCTGCATCGGTGCCACCGAGCGCGTCAATAAGCTGTGCGACGGTTCTGATCATGCCGCGCACTATCCAGAAAATCTGGTGCTTGGTCAAGTCCATTTTCTGGGAACTGACACACCCTGGCAGTTTCGCTAGAGTCCCAGCGCCATGGAAGACGATCGGTCACCCAAAAGCATCGGCATGCGCCTTAAGGCGATCAGGCTCGCGAACAAGTTCGAGGAGCAGAGGCCGTTCGCCGACACCATCGGCGCGAAATACAGCGCTTACAGTTCTTGGGAGACGGGAGTGCAGAGGCCAGGGTTAACCGCTGCCTTCCGGCTAATCGACAAGTACGGCATCACGCTGGACTTTCTTTACCGGGGACACTTGTGGACCCTTCACGAAGACGTTAAGGGGCCTATCGTTTTGAAGCTTCGGGAGCTTCGAAAGACGAACATCTGATCTAGGTTTTGGGCAGATCGCATCAAAACCGGCGACCGTTCCCGGCATCATCTTATCAATCGCCGCTAGCAGTTCCGCCCCAGGGGCGCCGAGGTCGATTCGGTGCGCGCGCGCATACGAAATAAGCCCTAACGCGGCAGCAACTACGGGCAATGCCGACTTGCTCATGCCGTCTCCTTAACCAATCCGTCAGACTAGTTCCATGCCGCCAATTTAGGCAACCCACTTTTTGGGGGAATTGAAAATATCCATTTTTTCTGGTTTTCGCTCTTGCTAATCCATATTTTCTGGATTACCTTATTTGGGTAGACAGGCATCCGGCGCGGGGCCGGGTAGCGGAGGGCAAGAGAATGGCAGTCGCAGAAAGCGGGATGGACGAGCTTAAGGCCTTGGTTTCCAAGGCTGTAGGCCGGGCAGAATTGAAGGCGCGCAAGCGCGAGAACCTGTCGCTGCGCACGACGGTTCAAATCCTCGACGGCGGCGGCGTAAAGCTGACCCAAATCACCGGGATAGCTTCTCAAGGCATCGTCACCCTGACCAAGGGTCAGGCCATCGAGTTGATGGAGAGGATAGCTGCTGACGTGCTGACGCATCAGGTGCGCGCGTCGTGAGCGATCAAATC